GTTCACCGAGCTCGCTGAAGAGGCGTGGGAGAGAGCTGGCCGTGAGATGCGTACAGGTTATGACCTACGCACAGCGCGCCGTTCTCTTAACCTGATGACCATTGAGTGGGCTAATCGCGGCATTAATATGTGGACGATTGAGACAGGGACAATTACTCTGACTCAAGGACTGGCTACATATGCACTGCCTACAGATACGATTGACCTACTAGATCATGTGATCAGGACTCAGGCAAACAACGCATCTACTCAGGCCGACTTGAGTATCACGCGAATAAGTGTGTCTACATACGCAACGATTCCTAATAAGTTGGTTCAGGGTCGTCCCATCCAAGTCTGGATTCAGCGTCTTTCTGGTGAAACTAATCCTACTGCCGCCGTTCTTGATGGTGCAATTACGTCTACGGCCACAACGATCACGCTAAGTACGGTAGATGGGTTAGCTGGGTCTGGATTTATTCGTTTGGGCACTGAAGACATTTACTACACCTACATCAGTGGATTAACGCTGGGCGGTGTATTCCGTGGCCAGAACAATACAACAGCCGCTGCTCAAGCAGATGGGGTTGCGGTGTTTGTACCACAGTTACCAGCTGTGACTGTATGGCCTACACCGGATGGATCACAGCAATACCAGTTTGTGTACTACAGAATGCGCCGCATCCAAGACGCTGGTGCTGGTATACAGACATCCGATATGAATTTCCGCTTTCTACCATGCGTGGCAGCTGGACTAGCCTACTACATAGCCATGAAGGTGCCTGAACTGCAGGGCCGTCTGGATATGCTCAAGAGGGTTTATGACGAGCAATACGCTTTGGCGGCTCAAGAGGATCGCGAGAAGGCTACATTGAGGTTGGTGCCTCGTATAGCGTTCATTGGTGGTGGTACTTAATGGCAACACCATTTGCATCCGGTAAATATGCTATTGCCGAATGTGATCGGTGTGGGCAGCGCTACAAGTTAAAGCAGTTAAAGATGGAGGTCATCAAGACCAAGCTTTATCAGCTAAAGGTTTGTGATGCTTGTTGGGATCCAGATCAGCCACAGTTGCAGTTGGGTATGTATCCTGTTTATGATCCGCAGGCTTTGTATCAGCCACGGCCAGACACAACGTATGTGACGGCGGGCTTAAATGCAAGTGGCAATTTAACAGGTGGTTCTCGGGATATTCAGTGGGGTTGGTTCCCAGTTGGTGGTTCAAGTGAATATGACGCATATTTAACTCCAAACTACTTGGTGGGAACGACAGAAGTTGGTACAGTTACGATAACAGTTTCATAGGAGCTAAACATGGCATATACACGATCAGCAGACGGCATCGCTAAAAAAGGCAAGACCGAAGGCAAAAACTTAGGTGATAGCGGCCCAAAGGCTAAAATCCAGACAGGCCCAATAGATGGTAATGTTGGCAAAACCAATGCTGATATGAAGAAAATGGGCCGTGGTTTGGCTAAAATTGCAGCACAAAAGCGAGGCTAAAATGGCTAAATACAGCAAAATGATGATGGGTAAAGAAGTTGGTGATGCCAAGGTCTACGCTCCCCCTCACACAATGAAGGGCGAGAAGGTTGCTCCTAAAGAGAATCCTGGCTCTGGTAAGAACTTAAGCCGTGCTGATACAGTAGAGATGACTGTTGGTAATATCAACAAATCCAATGGTGGTGAGCCTAAGACTTCCGGCATCAAAATGCGCGGTACTGGTGCGGCTACTAAGGGCTTGATGTCTCGGGGCCCGATGGCATGAATTACACCCAGCTTGTCACGCAAGTAGGGGACTACTGCGAGAACTCTTTTCCAACTGACAATATGAACGTGTTCATTCGTCAGGCGGAGCAGCGCATCTATAACACAGCGCAGCCTGCTAACTTGCGAAAGAACGTGACAGGCGTATTGACTACCGGCAATAAGTACCTTCAGTGCCCTACAGATTTCTTGTCTGTGTATAGCCTTGCGGTATATCCGTACAACACTACGACAGCGACTGGTACATCTGGCGCCAGAACAATTGTGGTGGCAAGTGCTACGGGTATTGCGGTTGGTCAACAAGTAACTGGTACTGGGATTGGCACTAACGCTCAAGTTAGAAGCATCAACGGAACAACAGTCACTCTAACAGAGTTAAACAGCGGCACTGTATCTGGCTCTATTGTGTTTCAGGGTGACTATCTGTATTTGCTTAATAAGGATGTGAACTTCATTCGTGAGGCTTATCCTTTGTCGGCACTTGCATCTGAGCCACGGCACTATGCCATTTTTGGCCCTCGTTCAGACGATGTTAATGAGTTGACGTTTATCGTTGGGCCTACTCCAAGCGCGGCCTATAACGCAGAGCTTCACTACAATTACTATCCTGAGTCTATTGTTACCGCCGGCACCACTTGGCTGGGTGATAACTTTGATTCTGTTCTGTTGTACGGAACTATCTGCGAGGCTTATACCTACATGAAGGGTGAGGCCGATATGGTTCAGCTTGCTCAAAGCCGTTATGTACAGGCCATTGCTTTGTATAAAAACTTGTCGGATGGCAAACAACGTGCTGATGCTTATCGTGATGGTCAGGTCAGGACGGCTGTCTCATGAGTATTATTCAAACACAAACCACCAGCTTCAAAGCGCAGCTGTATCAGGGCGTTCACGATCTTACGACTGATGTGATTAAGATTGCCTTGTACACGGCTTCTGCTGATTTAAACGAAGATACAACCGTGTACAGCGCAACCAATGAAGTAGCTAATACAGGCACTTACTCTGCTGGTGGGGCACAGTTAACACCCATCACGGTAGCGTCTTCTGGGTACACAGCCTATGTAGGCTTCCCAAATATCTCGTGGACGGGGGTAATCACGGCTCGGTGTGCTTTGATCTATAACGTCACACAGGGTAACAAATCCATCGCTGTGCTGGACTTCGGTTCTGACAAAACATCCGTCGGCACATTTACAATCACCATGCCTGCTAATACAGCGACAGCAGCATTAATTCGTTCTTCTAACTAAGGAGTCAATATGACCACCGAAAAACTTAAAGCCACTGACACTGTTTCTAGTGGTCTGACTTGTAACACCAAAGCTGGAGAAGCTGCACAAGCTACCGGCCTGTTTGAAATTAAATGCCATGACAAAGACGGTAATTTGAAGTGGGAAGCCCAGTCTAAGAATTTGGTAGTCAACGTTGGCCTTCAGTACATGGCGGGCTCTGCTTTGACTTCAGTCACCCAGATTACCTCTTGGTATCTTGGTCTGTACGGTGCTGGTGCATCGAACACACCTGCGGCTGGCGACACAATGTCTTCCCACGCTGGTTGGACTGAGGTTGTGGCTTACAGTAATGCAACCCGTGTGGCGGCTACATTTGTTACGGCTACAGCAGCCAACCCTTCTGTGGTGACTAACTCCGCTTCTCCTGCTGTGTTTAACATCAACGGCACAACGACTGTGGGCGGGGCGTTCCTGACCAGCGGTAGTGCTAAGAGTGGTACAACTGGGACTTTGTTCTCTGCGGCTGACTTTGGCTCACCCGGTGACCGTTCTGTGGTGAACAGTGATACTTTGTCTGTGACTTACACATTCAGCTTGGCAGGCTAATATGTCAGCGTGGGGTTCCGGCACATGGGGTGAGGGTGGCTGGGGCTTCACGGCTTTTTCAAGTACGGTTGGTGAAACTGCGACGGGTACAGATGCGGTAACGGCGGCAGTCAGTTTGGGGGCTTTGGTCAGTGAGACTGCAACAGGTACAGATGCGGTAACAAGTCTGGCAAGCGTTAACTCAGCGGTCAGTGAGACAGGTACGGGAACAGATGAAGTAACTAGCTTATTTATCTATTTACGGGAAGTATCTGAAAGCGCAACGGGATCAGACGCGGTAACTTCAACACTAGTAGCTGGCGCGGATATAGCAGAGACAGCTTCTGGTACGGATGCGGTTAATGCCGCACAAAGATTGGAATCAGCAGTTACTGAAACTGCTACGGGGTCAGATGTAGTAACGTCTATACCCACAATTAACGTAGCTGTGACAGAAACGGCGACGGGAACAGACGATGTTGTTGCGGCGCAAGGGTTTAAAACAGCGATTAATGAGACAGGTACGGGTAGCGATGCAGTAACGGCCTCATTAACGTACTTCCCAACCATAACAGAGACAGCGACTGGGACGGATGCGGTATCAAGTGTTCCTGTGTACGCGGCGGTGGTAGACGAGACTGCGACAGGTACGGATGCGGTTAATTCAAGCTTTTTGTTTATCTGCGATGTGCAAGAGACGGCAACTGGCACGGATGCGGTAGCAAGTAGTTTGTTGGTTAGCGCAGACATTACTGAGAGTGCAACAGGAACCGAAGCGGTTACAACAACGGCAAGTCTGGGTGCATCGGTACAAGAAACTGCAACAAGTGCAGATACATTGGCGGCAGCGGCGGCGTTCATAGCGTCTATTACTGAGTTGGCAACTGGAACAGATTCAATAACAGCACGGCCTTTTTGGGAAATTATTGATGACACGCAGACCGCAAACTGGCAGAATATCGGTAACACGCAGACGGCTAATTGGCAGAATATTGGCAACACGCAAACAGCAGCTTGGACTGATGTTTCAACGAATTAGGAGCATTTAAATGGCAGCAACGACAACTCTTTTGGGTTTACTCACTCCCACACAGGGAACGCTCTCTGGTACGTGGGGTGATTCAGTCAACTACGGTATTTCTGACTATGTTGATATTGCCATTGCGGGCACGTTATCTTTTGCAGGTGATGGCGCTATTACTCTGGCTAACACTACGGGTAGCGCATCAGGTAATGGATTTACTACCACCACAGCACAGTACATGGTGATCCGCATTACCGGCACACAAACTGTTACCAAGGTTATTACAGGCCCCAGCTACAGCAAGCTGTACATGGTGGATCACGCAGGCGCTACTAGCGCAGTGACATTCAAAGCTTCCGGCCAGACAGGTGTTTCTATTGCAGTGGGCGAAAAGTGTTTTGTATATTACAACGGCACTGACTACGTAAAAATTGCAACTAGCGCAACAACTACCGGAACAGTGACTTCCGTTGCGGCATCAGTTCCAAGCATATTTAGCATTGCAGGCTCGCCAATCACCACATCTGGTACATTGGCAATGACGTATTCTGGCACTGCTTTGCCAATTGCCAATGGCGGTACAGGATTAACAACAACTCCCGCTAATGGTGCTTTAGATATTGGTAATGGAACAGGTTTTACTCGCACAACTTTGACTGCTGGTACTGCAATATCAGTTACCAATGGTGCAGGATCAATTAGCATTGCAAACACAGGCGTTACTAGCAATGTTGCAGGTACAGGCATTTCAGTAAGTGGTGCTACAGGTGCAGTAACAATTACCAACTCTGGCGTAACTTCAGCAGTAGCAGGTACAGGAGTTACAGTATCTGGCGCTACCGGTGCGGTAACTTTCAGTATTGGTCAAGCTGTTGCAACAAGTTCTAATGTGCAATTCAACTCCCTTGGTGTTGGTACAGCAGGTTCTGGTACGGCTGGTGAGATTCGCGCAACCAACAACGTGACTGCGTACTACTCTTCCGACATCAAGTTCAAAGAGAACGTGCGTGACATTCCTGATGCTTTGGCTACAGTGAACTCTATTGGCGGTAAGTTGTTTGATTGGAAAGATTCATACATTGCAGATCATGGCGGTGCAGATGGATACTTTGTGCGGAAAGCTGACTTTGGTGTGGTCGCTCAAGATGTTCAGAAGGTATTCCCAATTGCTGTACGTACACGTGAAGACGGCTCATTGGCTGTTGACTACGAAAAGCTTGGTGCACTGGCTTTCGCCGCGTTGGTCGAGTTGACCAAACGTGTTGAGGCTTTGGAGGCTAAATAATGGCTATCCCATCATCCGGTGCATTAAGCCTGTCAGATATTCAAACCGAGTTTGGCGGGTCAAACCCCATCGGTATAAATGAGTACTATGCGGGTGGTACGTATGTATTAGCGGGGACAACTGGAACGTATGGAGCGGTACCTAGTAGCGGTCAAATTTCGATTCAGAATTTTTACGGCACAAGCGCTGCAATTCAAAGTTATATAGCGGTAGCACACTCCGGAAGTCCGTATGTTTCTACATACCCTTGGAGTTCTGCTAGCGGGTTTGGTGTAAAAATTGCAAATCCCGCTACTTTACCTGCCAGCACTGGTAATGGAGTTACATTTAACCAAACAGGGACAGATATTGCTGTAGCACACAACACGACTCCGTTTGTTTCTACATACCCTTGGAGTGCAGGTTTTGGCACTAAATATGCAAACCCAGCTTCCTTGCCCGGGAGTACTGGTAATGGAGTTGCATTTTCTCCAAATGGGGCAAGTATTGCTATAGCACACAATACAACCCCCTTTATTTCCACATACCCTTGGAGCTCGGGGTTTGGTACTAAATATGCAAATCCTGCTACTTTACCCGGGAGCACTGGTAATAGCGTTGCATTTTCACCTAATAGTGCAAGTATTGCTGTAGCACACAGCACAACTCCCCGTATTGCTGCATACCCTTGGAGTCCGGGCTTTGGCACTAAATACGCAAACCCCGCTACTTTGCCAACGGGCGATGGTAATGGAGTTGCATTTTCTCCAAATGGGTCAAGTATTGCTGTAGCACATAATTCAGCCCCTGAGATTTCCACGTACCCTTGGAGTCCCGGCTTTGGTACTAAATATGCAGACCCGGCAACTAAATCTGGCTCTACGGGTAACGACGTTGCATTTGCACCTAATGGTGCAACCATTGCTTTTGCAAATAATGCTTTTTTTGCCCCTTATCTTCAAGCATGGCCTTGGAGTCCCGGATTTGGAACTCAATACGCAGACCCGGGTTCAGGCGGTGATGGCGATGGTCAAGCAATTGCATTTTCACCCAATGGCGCAAGTATCGCTTTAGCACACCTTGTAAGTTCATTCATTACGGCAATGCCTTGGAGTGATTCTACCGGTTTTGGCACAAAATATTCAAACCCTGCTACTTTACCTGCTGGTACAGGTCGATCAGTAGCATTTAACCCTAATGGTACAACTTAATTTTTACAAGGAAACAATATGACATACATGACTGTAACCACACAAGATACATTAACTACATTGGCAGACAATGTAGTGCATCGTGAGCGAGAGGTGCATCAGTACCAAATTAACATTGATAACTACACAGTAATGTTGACAGCATTGCCTCAAGACGACTGGCCTACTGACATTGCACAATACAAAACTACACTAACAGAGAACATTCCATATTCCGTACCAATGGAAACTGTGCAATTAATTGCAGATTACCAGTATCGTGATCGTTTAAGTTATTTGTTGCGTACAGAGAACATTGAACAAAGCAAAACAAAGCGTGTTTTAGAAGCACTGAAAGCGCAGATACCCGCTGATCAACTTGCGCAGATGGTTGCTGACGCTAAAGCAAAAATTGACGCGGTGTAACCATGTGGGACTGGGCTGAAGCAGTTATTGCCGCAGCCCTTGTGGTGGCCTTTGTGATTTTTGGTACGTACATGATTGCATGGGGCGGGACATGGTAAATGCGTTGGCTCATACTGTTACTGTTGTTGGGGCTAGTGGGGGCCACAGCCAAGAGCGGATGCCATGTGCGCGAGTTCTACGGGATTGCTTACACAGTCCACGACCCGACCATACGGCACAAAGAAATGATGGCGTGGCTAGACAAGAATGCGCCCTACTGCAAGTCAACCGAATACATGGTGA